TGTCCAATCACTAATTTCGCTTTCTTTAGTTGGATGGTTATTCATTAACTCAACGAGTTCTTCTTGCATTGTTTTAGGAATGTCTACTTTACGTTCTTCTGCTAGAGTATTTAAACCACGAACATCTTTATTAACCGCTTCAATTATTGGTTTTAATGCAGCATGTTCCGTTGTGATTTCTGCTTCATTTCTTCCTGCGTTTCTTCCAGATACTCCAACATCAGGTGCAGGTGTTCCTCGTCCAGCAGTTCCAGTTTCTTTGGTAGTTGTATCGCGTTGTTTAGCAGCGCCGCCCACAGGTGGCTCACTTCCTTGTCGCTTAGACTTATCACTTCCCTTCCCGACTTCAGAATCACGCACGGTGAAGGCTTCTTCTGCGGCTCTAGCGGCTGTGGTTGCTTCGACTGTAGGCTTTCCTGTTCTTGGAGTAAATAGGTTTCCTTGTCCTTTGACATCATTGACGATTGGCTCATTTGTAGGCTCCGCAGTAGGTTCAGTTACTTCATCTCTTGGTGGCTTTTGTTTTTCTAAGTAGAACTTATCTGCTTCAGCTTGTTGATGTTCTTGTTTCATCTGTGCTTCAAGTGCGTCTTGACCAGCCTTAAACTTAGCTAATTCAGCTTTATCTGTTGTACGACCTTTAGCTGTAGAACGAACTATCTGTGCATATGCTTCTTCAGGAGATAACTCAGGGTGTTGCTTAAAGTATTCTTCAGGCATATCAACAAGTTTAATGCTGCTTGGGTCTTCACCACGAATAATTGCTTGCTTCTCTTGGAATGCTTTCCATGCTGCTGGACCTTGTTTGAGCACATCAAGTACTTCTTGTCTATGCGTGGCTTCTATAGTAGATAGGCGTTGTGTATGCTCTGAGGCTAGGCGTTGTTGCTCTGTAGCGGCTTGTTGTTTAGCTAACTCAACTTCTTGTGCGCGTTTAGCATCTAGTGTTCGTTGGAATTCAGCTTCTTGTGCTGATTTAATTGGCGCAGATGTATCAGGATGATTTGCGATTGCATCGTCTAAAGTCTTTGTTAAGTATTCAATCTTTGGTTGTGATTTCTTAGGTGCAGATGGGTCTTGTATTGCCTCACGCATGTCATGTAAATCAGCAAGTGGGAGTTTTAATAAGTCCGCTGTAGTTTCAACACCAGTAACAGAACGCAAATCATCATGTGCATCAAACACCATAGCCATTTTCTTTTGTGCAGGGGTTAGTTTAGCTTCGGCGTTATCTTTTTCTTTAAACGTTTTTAGGTATTGTTGTAGCTGTGGCTTAAGTGCTTTCTTTTCTTCTTCAGTATAACTTTTGTTATCTTTCAAGCCAGCCATAAACTCTTTAGTACCTTCTATGGTATCTAATGCTTTTAAGTCAGGGTGATTTTCTATATCAGAACTAAGTCTATTACGAAGTTCAGGAGCAATTAATTGCTCTGTTTTAGTTTTAATATCGTTAAACTGCGCACGTATTGGATTATAGAACTCATTAACTTTCTTAAGTCCTTCTAAGTCCGCTGCGCGTTCTGCATCTGCACTAGCAACTTCCGCTTCTGTACCACCATGAGTACCTATTTGTTTTTGTTCTTCAGCAACGTCACGCGTTCTTTGTGCATTAGCAAGCACTTCATGAGCTGCGGCTCTATCTGACCCGTGGAATGCTGCAAATATAGGTGAGAGTAGCCCTGCAGTTTTAGCAGTCTGTGCCATCTCTGCGCCAGACATTAAATCTTGACCAGCCTGTGCACGACGGATATCTTCAGTACCCACCATCATGCCTGTACCAGCGGCTGTATTAGCTGCCATAGCTTTTAAATACTGTGGAATTTTACCAGCTAACGTAGCTTGAGCTTCTGCAGCGGTCATTGCGCCTGATTCAATCTTAGGAACCAGTGTTTCAGCAAGTGGGGTTAGTTCAGGTACTAATCGATTAACAAACTTAGTTCCGGGCATACCAAAGCCAACAAGAGCCGCTTCAGGAATTGCTGCAAGGGCTGCTTTAACTAGGTTATGGGCTACTCCGGGGGCTTGTTCTTCTTGTGCTTGTAGGTTACGACCCATCTCAGCAGGCATAGCTGTGGCAGTTGTTACTCCAGCGCCAACTAATCGTTTAGCTGCTTCTCGCGCTGCGTTTTGTGCAATTGCGGCGGTAAGTGCTTCACCAGTTAAGGCTTCTGCACCAGCTGCGGCACCTGCACCAACAAGAGCTTCAGGGGCTAATGCAGCACCAGCTACCCCAAGTGCAAGTGGTGCACCATATGAACCTAAGATACCACCAAGAGGTTCAGTAACATTCTTAGATAGCATCTTACCAGCAGTACTAAACATTCCTTTAGCATTTTCTACATCAGCTGCGGTTGTCGCTTCATGTTCAGTCTGTGCCTTAGTTGCATTTTCTTTAGCCCAATCTTGTAGCTTTTGACTTCCTGATACTTCACCAAGGGCTTGTTCTGCTGCACCTAATGACTCATGAAATCCAGACTTAACAGCTGAGATAAACCCAGTTTTGTTTTCGTGAGCTTTTTGTGCTGCGGCATGCTGTGGAATAACTTCATTTTCAATCGCATGCATTATTTCATCATGTGACATATCATCAGGAAAGTTTACACTTCCAACATCAGGTATATTTACTTTAGGCATTACTTATCCTTTTTGTGGTCTTACATAAGTCATTTCACCTGTTTTTGGGTCAGTAGTAAATGAACCTGCACCGGTAACTGATTTAGGACCTTTTTGGTATATTAGATTTGCGGCATTTAAAGCTACTTGTGCGGCGGTTTCAGGATTAGCTGCATATGCTGTTTTAAAAGCAGCGTCATACATTGTAGCAAAGTTCTTCTCTCTTGCCACATCTTCTTTACTTCCAAGAGCATTGGCTTTAGTTCTTTCAATACCAATTCTTTGTCCTTCAAGGTTTTCCATTGCCCTTTGATGATTTGAAGTTTGCTCATCTTGATACGCTCTTACAGTATCTTTGTAAACATCGCGTTGTTGGGTCATTGATTTTTCTTTAGCTAGTTCGGCTTTATTGACTGTTTCTTTTAAGTCTTTAATAGCTTGCTCATGTTGTGCATACCCACCTGCAATGTCGCCTTGTTGAATCATATAGTCTGAATCATTAAACTTAGCGATTAAAGTATTTGCGTCTTTCATTGCGTCTTTACCCCATTGAGTATTTTGCAAATCTTCGCCATTCTTTTCAATCATTGATTTAAGTCCTGCAGCAATCAATGGACCGGGAGTTGCCCCAATACGTGCCCACATATTTTGTGTTGCTGCTTGCTCACGACGAGCTAATTCATCTTTGATATTTGCTTTTGTTGCCATAGCTTCTGCACGGTCTGCGCGACGAGCTGCTGCAAGTGCGGGGTCTGTAAATCTTTCTTGCATCGCTTTATAGTCTGCAATAGATTGCCCAACATCAGGAACTTTAGTTTCACCAGATAAAGCCGCGCGTTGTTCTGGGGATATTGATTCACCTGCTCGTTTAGTTGCTTCTTCCCAATTGAAAGCTGATGGTGCGGCTACGTCTGCATCAAGTACACCTGCTCGTGGAGCTACTACTACTGGAGCTTCTTTTTTGGTTGTATCTACCGCTGGAGCTGCCGCTTGTTTTACTTGTGCCGCAGACTGCGCAATGCTTTCAGGACTTACTTGAATTTCAGGTGCGTATTCTTTTCCTCTAAACGCAGGGTCAACACTACGTTGTGCACCTGATTGCAATGCACGCCATCCTGCACTTACTGCTTCTGGAATCCCTGAACGTTGTAGTAATGTAGGGCTAGTATCGTCTTCTGGAACACCACCGAACACATCACTAATGGCATTTTTTGGAGTACCTGCGGAGAATGATAATATACCACCTTTAGCGAAGTCTTGTGATGCACCTTGTGCGCGCAAACCTAATTCAGCGCGGATATCACCTTTAACGATTGGGCTTGGAGTTGTGCCCATCATTGCCTGTAGTTTGTCAGTAGGTAGTTTTGAGATGTCTGCTTTAATTGCCCCACCTACATCGAAACGTTCTGCTTGCATGATGCCACCAGCTTTGGCAGTTTTTGTTGGAGCTTGGTTTGCTAATGCACCTGTTAAGCCAACCAGTTGGTTAGTCATTGAAGGTTGTGCTTGGTATTGTTGTGTAGTCATACCTTGCATTGGTAACCCGCGAAGCATATTAGACATCATACCTAACTGCATCATTGGGTACTGTTGAGCATTGGCGTAGTTCTGGATAGCTTGATTTGTAATGTTCTGTTGCTGTGTTTGTTGTTGCTGACCCATAGTACTTTGAGTACCAATGATACCTTGCTGTGCGGCTTGTTGTGCTGTACCTAATTGACCTAATGTACCAGCTGCAGCATTTGCTTGACCCATACCTGCAAGACCAGCATTAACACCTGAGATACCTTGACCTAAACCTGATAGGGCTGTATTAATACCTTGCATACCAGCTTGAGCACCTTGAATGCCTAATCCAGCACCTTGCATTGCCGCGCCTTGACCAGCGATACCAGCTTGAGCACCTTGAATACCTGCTTGTTGTCCTTGAAGCCCTAAGTTAGCACCAAACTGCTGTGCTTGTTGTGCTTGGTTAAATGCGTTGTTATACCCTTGAGCAATCGCTTGGCTTTGTGCTGTACCCATATTGCGTTGGTTCTCAGCTGCCATTAATGCTTCACGACTACCACCCATAGCACCTGCTTGTGTGGCTTGACCTTGTTCTTGTGTACCTGTAATACCATACTGACGACGAATTTCAGCAAGTTGTGGGTCTAATGATTGTTGTAGGTACGGATTCATGTACGCACCAATAGAACCGTTTGTTGCAGCGTTAGCGTATTGATTTCCTGCCTGACCTGCCTGCTGACCAAACCCTGCGCCCATTGCGCCGTAACCTGTAGCTTGTTGACCAGCTTGAGCCCCCATACCACCATAACCAGCGGCTTGTTGTCCAAAACCTAATCCACCCATACCTGTGGCAGCACTAGCACCACCATAACCAGTGGCTTGATTAGCAAGTCCAAGTGAACCCATACCTGACATACCAGACATTTGTGATGCTTGACCAAACTGACCCGGCAGCTGCATATTTGCAGCTGTGTTTTGTGCTTGTTGTTGTAGTGGTGAGAAACCTGCTACATACTGAGATGGGTCGGTACTGTATGGCGAATATGGAGCAAACCCAGTGATATTACCCGAGGCATCTTTATTGAATAATTGATTTTCAGTAGCACCCAACATATTCATTACATACGGTTGCGCGTAGTCAGGAATGTTGGTATTTTGAACTGTCGTATTAGTAGGGGCAGGAGTACCACCACCACCAAAAGAAAGTGTAAATAGGTTATTAATTAACCAAGCTGGACTAAAAAATTTAAACATGAGTTACCTCTATATAAGCTTTGAATATACTTTATCAGTATGTTTATAACCCAAGTACTCGAATAGCCTTGAATTATCTGAATGCACTTTTGTACCATAGATAATGCGATTAACACCAATTCCTTTTAGCACACCTTCTGCATACTGGAATAACTTGATGCCAATTCTACCTTTTCTATATGGTTTTGAAATAAAATACGCATCTTCAAATGCGGTAATACAGGTTTTATAATGCGTGTGGGGTTGAATAACAAAAACAATATAACCTGCTAAATTGCCATCAACCCTACATGTAATCACTCGTAACATACCCGCATCTTGTAATCTATCAAATGCATCGTAGTTCGGGTCCATCTGAAACTCTTTTGTTACTGACAACTCATCGTAATGCTCTTGGTATAACTCACTTAACTCAATGACTCTAATACCCTCATCTGCGTAGATAACTTCCATTTCTTTCTCCTAGGTTGAACTAGGTACTATTATGCCGGCATATCGGGCCAATGTCTATTTCCTTTTTGGGCATTATCCAATGCATGCATTAACTGTAAATTGTCCCATACATGTAACCCACAAACTAATTTACTCACTAATGGGACAATATGGTCTACCTGCATTTGCATGCAACTAGCTTCCATATAAACATCCCCTATATCAGTCATATTTGCCCAAGCTGGAGTAGCTTGTTTTAATCCTGTACGTCGAACTACTTCATATCGGCTTGTACTTATTCTACCCTTTGCTGATTTTTTATATCTTCGTTTTACTTCGGGATTACTTATTTCTAATTTTCTACCTTTTAATGTCCGCTGTTTATTTGCATATATTCGCCTAGTTTCCATATACTCCGGAGTTTCTTTAAGCTTATTATGGGAACGCATCTTTTCAGCTCTTCGAATATCCCGCGTAGCTTCATAATATATTTTTCGTTTTCTATATATTTCTGATTTTTGCTCCATGGTTAATGCAGCCCATCGTTCCGCAGCAGTCATTTTATGCAGGTAATACTTGTGAATCATTAATAGGTTTAATTTGTTTTTTTGTTCCATGCGCTTGTTTTCGCACCCTATCCATCATATCATGAAGTTTTTTTGCCCCTGCATTAGTAGAACCACCACCAAGCCCACTAACTACGTCTGAGCTTACAACAAATTCACCATCGGCAAGTCGTGCAGGTTGTTTGTTTGCAATCACTGCAGGGATATTATCACTTAAACCTGTCCCGGGACCACTAAGAAGCCTTGGCTCACCACCAGCAGCATAACCGCCTAGTGTTGAGTGGTCTGCACCGAGGATACCACCTGCAGCGAATTGACCATCTCCAGCCTGTGGCTGTGCCGCGCCTTGTGCCGCTTGTTGTGCTTGTTGTGGTGCAGACATTTGGTTAAACCCCATTGGTGGAGCAGTTTGTTTAGCACGGTTTGCATAGCTTACTAATGCTTCTAGTTTCTTTTGACGATATGCAGCAGCTTCATGTGGTGCTAAGTGTGCTGTATTTGCATCGGTATCTTGATTAGTGCTCCAAGGTGAAGGACCACCAAGCATTGAAATATTTGACATATCCATAGTTGGAGTACCAACGACATCACCACGACTAAACGCAATAACGCCACCACCTGCCATACTCGAAGTTGGTTCACCTGTATAAGCATTGGTTGGTACTTCATAGCCTGAATTAACTATTTCAGAACTTGTAGGCATTTGACTTGGTGTTGCATATTGTGTATTAGCTTGTTGACTTTGTGGATACATCGCGCCTTGTGGACCTTGAGGTTGTTGTCCTGCCATAGCTGCAATACCGCCTTGGTCAAAAGACAAGATACCACCTGAAGCATACCCCCTCATTATCCCACCTTGTGCCGCTACTTTTGTAGGTTGTGTATATGTTGGATTGTATACAGAAGTGTCTGATATGACATGCGAGCCTTTAAAATTTGGCGATAAGGTCATATCCATTGCTTGACCAGTAGGCTTTATAACTGTGGGTTGTGCATAGCTTGGACCGAATGCATTTTGTGCTAATCGTAAGCCCATCATAGTAGCCATAGGATTTTCTTTGGCAAAGGAAGTTATACCTGACCCAGTACTTTTTATCATATTTAATGCATCTTGAAACCCTGATGTGATTGGGTCAACAGGATTTGCGCCACCAATACCACCAAAATTTTGACCTGCGGGTTGCATACTATATGGACTTTGTGCTGCTGCTGGTGATACAGCATATGGATTTTCAACAGGTACAGATGATGGGGGTAAGCTAACTCCGGGTCCACCAGCGGTAGAATTTAAATCTATCCCTGCTGTTTGACCTAATGTAGTAGGCGCGGCTGTTGCCGCTGGTAATGCAGTTGCCGCTGTTCCTGCATCTGCGCCTAAAATTCCTGCTCCTCCTAATTGTCCTGCTTGCCCTGCGGCTATTTCAGAAGCAGCTGAAGAACCTAAACCAGAGCCTAATGTTTCTAATGCTGGCGCAACTCCAGAAGCAGCTAATGATGTACCTGTACCAAGAGCATCGGCAATCGCGGTATTGGCTGTTAATTCTTCAGCCGAAAGAGCGCCAACAGCAGGTAACGTTTCTGCGGTTACTCCTAGAACTTCGGGTAAAAATGTCGTTGCAAATACTCCAGCCATAATCGTAGTCCTTATTTATTTGTTGTATATTACCATGTTAAGTCTTGACTTTCAAAACATTTCCTGCTGTTGTATCTCGATAAACTGTGCCTGCTATAAGTGTTGCTAGGCTTGTTTGTGTAGGCAGTCTATCTATATCTAAAATCAAACCAGCAGCGGCTGAAACTCCCGGACTATCTAGCTGTGCAAAGTAAAGCCGTAACACGTTAGTAAGCTGGTCTATGTACTGCTGACTATACTCAACAGGAGCAATTGGTAAGTTTGGTGCTTTAGTTGTTCCAGTAGCCATTATCTACCTCCAATACCTTGATTCAAGTTCTTTTCTAGCTTCCACAGCTTCTTCCTTTATAACTTACATTACAATCCGTGTATATATCTATCTACGACCATCATTTCGCACATCGATTCTTGGCATTCCAAGTTGCCAAGCCACACCCAAGCCTGTAGATTCAATTCTGAAGCTCAACTGACGACCACGAAGGCGTGTATATACTTGACCTGTAAATTCTTGAATATTATAGGTATGCTGGGTAATAAAGTTATTGCTGCTTACCACCGTTGGATTATCTGCTTGTCCGTAGGGGGTACCTGAGTTTTGGCGTGGCTTAACCGTCATTGTTACAGTAGGTCCGTTTGCAGTAGAGCCGTTAAAGTTTACGTCAGGTAGTATGCGCCACACGAAGCCAAATATATGCCCATCGCCAATATCAAAATCAGATGATTGTACATATGCATTAATAGCAACTGATGAAGTACCTGCATTATCATCTACTGAAGATTCGTGGAATAAGATACGATTATTGTAATCCGCTGCCATAGGGAACTGACGAATACCTGAATCTAGCCAAGCTGTACGAGCCATAGTGCCATAGTACCAAACACGGTCTACATAGTTGTAGATAACATATTTATCGATTGAGTCATTAGTACTCTCACTGCTTACATAGAACCACCAGATTTCATTGAATCCTTCATTACCGCCAGCAAATACTTGGAATGATTGGTCTAGATTAATATCGTCATAGATGTACTGTCTTAAGGCGCAAGGTAATGTTTCAACTCGACCTGAATACATATAGAACTTATCAATACCCATCCAGTAAGTTACGTTATTGACTGTAATCATTGAGTTAGGTGACATGACAGAGATATTATCCATCATAATATTAAAGCCCCAAACGTAGGGCGCACCTAGGTACTGCATAGCATATAACGCTGAGTCAGTCCATACTAGAATTTCTTGACGGGTAGCCCTAGCCCCCATAATGAATGAACCGTTAGTTAATGCGAACTCGCCTGATTGGTTTGTAATATCTGGAACCCATTGTAACGGGTCTAGTTGGTCTGACCAACGTACAAGCATTGGATTAAATGGAGTTGTTGGGTTGCCTGATACATATGAATTAGCGCCAAAAGCAATAACAAATTTTTGAATTGCTGAAGTAATTACTTGGTTTGTAGCTACTGGAGTATAGGCACTCCCAGATAAAGTACTTAATGCAACGGCTCTAGTACCCACACCACCTGCGTCTGTCCAGTAATAGATAGCACCACCACGAGGAGCAATTACTAAGTCTTGTCCAAAGTTATCATTAGACCATAGGCGTAACTGCTCAGCAATACCACCAGTAGCTGTTGTAAATGCAGAACCCCAAGTACCACGAGAGTAAGGACCCGCGCCCCAACCTGTACCAAAAGTAAATACATCCAATCCCACAGGTACTTCATACGAGATAGTAACAACTGCTCCACCATGTCCTGTATCGCCTGCACTAGCTAATACTGGTAGCCCTGTTGTCGGGTCCCTAGCAGTTATGCTATATGTTGTACCTGATACTTCGGTTACTTCTTGATATTCTTGGTTAAGCACTGCGGCAGTAATATTACCGCCTAAAGATACAGCACCTGAGATTACAATATAGTCACCGACATTAGGTGTATATCCAGAGTCAACAATAGTAATTGAACTTGAGCCTGTAGTAGCCGTGAATGGACCTGCAGCTGCACCTACAGCAGTTGAGATATGAATGAACGGGGTTACATCATAATACTGACCTCCCTTCTCAATATAGTACTTTTTACTTGTACCTATACCTAGGTAGTTTGAACCATCGAAGTCTATCCAATTCCATAAAGACCGTGCAATGCCTAAGAAAAAATCATTTGATAAGCGTGACCAACCACCAATCTTCTCAGGAAAGCCTGAGCGAAAGCGAATCTTATCGCCATCATACCAACCGCCCTCATTGGCATAGTCAGTACCTTCACGATTTAGTCCGGGTCGAAATTCTAGTTTTTGTAATGGCATTATTTAAACTCCGAAGTACCGAACTTATTAATTATTAACTTTTGTTTACGTGGAGCTTTGCCGTATTCAGGAAACCCAATATGACACCATGAGTCAAATTCCCATATGATTTGGTCATATGCTATATCACTAAATATAATTTTATCTACTACAGCTCTAGGACCACCATAGGCAGCACATGTAATATCTGCAGCAAGCCCTTTTGGATGATAGCTTGTGGGTTTACTTCCAACTAAAGCATTAACAGGAAGGCTACGATATGCAGAATTTATATGTATTGGATGCCCTAATAACATCCGAACTTTCTCTAGTTCACTTGCTAAACGTTTTAAGTTATTAAGTATAACTAAATCAGTTGGTATGTTATTAAGTGCATGTCTTGCAGCTGTCTCCGAAAAGCACAGCTCATCTAAACTAAAATGTTCAGATAATTGCATTTAGTTCTTTACTGCTGGATTACCTAGTTTTGTATTTGCTGCAGCTACTGCTGTTTCAATACCTAAGTTTAAAGCCCAACCTGCTGTACCTTTAATAGCATCACCTAGTTCACCTTGTGCAGCATTAAGACCTGCTTTAACTGCGGCTGCTTTTTCAGCACCTGACTTATCAGATGATAATTCTAGTTTAACTAGGTTTTCAATTTCTTGAAATACACCTGAACCGATGATGGCTTGTACTAAGTGCGCTAATGCACTCATTAAAAAACTGTTAATCATTTTGTAACTCCTTAGTTAGTACATCTTATTAAAACCATAGCCCCGTCAACTTGACCGAGCCATTCTATTATAGCATCTTCTGTATTACTCGCCAGTGAGCGGGGACTTCGTGACAACAACTTCATTGACGGCTGGCAAACCAACTTTGGCGGAAGTGGCTGCAGTAATGGCTGGATTAATGAACAACCCGACAATAGCCACAATAGCACCACCAATAGTAACCAATTGCTCATCACTAATAGGAAGGTCAAACCCAAATGCTTTTGAAGCGGCGACAATCGCTGCAAGTAATCCAGCAACAATTGAACCTGTGATTTGATGATTTTTCCAAGCTGCTGCATGTACACAACACTCCCCTTTACGATACACATTTAGTAACGCTAGTAGTTTATTCATTTTTATCTCCTTAATTAAGCGGTTCTATTCCACATATAAACCACGATATATGGTTGTACGTTTGCATTAGTTACGCTGACACCTTCAGTACTGATTGATGTACCTACTGAACCTGATGGAGTACCTGCTGAAGTTGCGGTTGTAGTAGCTGTTGCAGTTAAGTACCAACAAGGTGTTGAGTTACCTGATTGAACAGCAGTTGCACCTTTAGTTATGTAATCATGCGTATGCGGGGCTAAAGCATTACCTGTAAATGTAGAACTTGCGCTATGGGTGTGGCTTGGCAATACCGCATCGTAACTACCACCTGTACCTGATAAGCTACCACCTGAACCAACTAATACACGACCTGCACCAAAGGCTACCCACGTACCGAAACCAAATATAGAGTTAGGATTAGTTGCTACTGTTGATGTGTATATACACCCAATTGGGTATAAGGCTTGTAGTGCGGCTTGTACAAATGCTGTTGTTGCTAAGCTAGTAGTACTATCCCCAAATGATTGGGTTGTTGTTACAGCATTACTGATAGCCGTATTGTTAATTGATACATTAGTTAAGTACCCACCCAAGATATTAACTAGCTCATCACTTTGTGTACCTAGCGTACCAACCACAGACGCAATATTTGATGCCCATAGCACGTTAGCTAGTTGTAGTGGGGATAAGTATGAAAGCATCGGTGTGCGTGGGACAACTACAGCTAAAGGCTGTGCATCGTTTTGGATAGTAACCCAACCACCAGCAGTATAGTCATTAACAACTGAAGTATTATACGCAACAGTAGCATTCGTTATTGGACCTAAAGCCGCGAAAGTAACGGGGTTGCTTATTGAACCTAATGTTTGTGCGTTATTAACTGTCCATGATAAACCTGAACCACCAGTAATCTTAGTACCTGCAGTTAGTGGAGTGCCGTTAGCCGTTAAATACTGACTATTCGTGATAGTTCCTGTTATTGTGCCCGTAACAACAGTTAATGTATTGCCTGAGATATAACCTGAAAATACTGAATTACCCGGAGTACCTGTACCCCATGCAGACACAAATGAACCATCAGCAATGCCTGTACCATTTAAATATTGACCTAAGCCAATCGGGTTACCATATACATAGTACCTACTAATCAATAATGTGGCTGATGATGTTGTACCCTCATATGCAGCGGCTGTTGCAGTATCCGCGCTTGGTGCGCCTTGTAGGTATATGTTTTCTGACTTGCTTTGTATATAGTCTACTGTGGCAATTTGGTTTAGTGTTGCTAGGGCAGTAATAGGTTGTGGAAAGTCAACTGTAGCAACTGTAGATGAATTACTAATAGTGTAAGTACCTGTTCCACCAGTACCCGTACCAAACGCAGTTACTGTTGTATTGCTTGGAAAACCACTCGCAGTATATAGGATACCCGGATTGTAAACTGTCTGACCAATGGCAATAGGCGCACTAGGAGATGATGTTACATATAACGTTGTGCCTGATGCCCAACCTAAGAAAATCACAGGAACTGCAGTTATCGATGTATATGGTGCAATGGCATAGCAGTTAGAACCCGTGCAATAAATCTGAATACTTGCGCCTGATGGGATTGTAGCAATAGCGCCTGTCCCTGTTGTTCCACTACCCGACCAAGTTTGCACACCGATGTCAAAGCCACCTGTCGTATTATTAACAACAATGTAAGTCTTAGTTTGGCTTAAAGGAACGAGTAAGTTTCGTACTGCACCGGGACTTCCAGTAACTACAAGGACTGCATTACGTGATTCATCTGACAAACCATTTAGGTTAGTGAGTACTTTGTTAGCAGTTGATATTGTAATGTTCTCAATACCCGCAATCGCTTGCTCTAGTAATGTACCTAGGTTGGTATTGGTTGTAGTACCCCAAGTACCTGATTGGTCGCCGTTTCCGATGAGTTCAAGTTTAAGGTTAGTTGAATAGGTCGATGCCATTTGTTAGTCCTTTATTGGGTATTGTCAACTGGGGTCCAAACGGTTGACTGATTATCGTCGATTATACTCCACGATTGCGATTGTGTATTGGATATTGCATTCCACGTAGTTGTCTGGCTATCGTCAATTTTAATCCAACCAGTTACAAAGTTGTTATCTAGCATGCTAAATGTTTCTGTAATGCTTTGAGCGAACTGTGCTGTTACTGTTGGTGCGTCAGCTAGATTCAAGTTTTCAGTTAGTGATTGTGCAAACTGGGCTAATATTGTCGGAGCATCTGCAGGGTCTAAGTTCTCTGTAATAGCAAAGTTAAAAACACTGATAACGCTAGTTAAGTCTGCAAGGGATATATCTTCTACAGGGTTTGCGACAAAGTTAGCCAGTATGGACATAGCATCGCCCATCGTGATTGTTTCAGTAACGCTTTGAGCAAAGTTGCCTTGTATTGTAGGTGTATCTGCTACTGTTATTGGTTCTGTCAGGCTACTTGAGAACTGCGCCAAGATTGCAAGGACATCTGCAGCGTTTAACGGTTCTGTTCTAGTTTCTAAAGCAGCGAAGTAAGGCACTAGGTCATCAGCTATTGTAATTGACTCTGTTCTAGATTGTGCGAATTGTGCGCTTATTGTTTGTGTGTTGTTAGCAGTTAGTGGCTCGCTTATTGACTGCAAGAAGTTAAACTGTGTCGTTGGTGCATCAGCTAGTAAGGTTATGTTTTCTGCAACGCCCACAATAAATAACCCAGCCTCTGAGTTAAAGTCATCTAATATTATTGGCTCGCTAATGCTTTCGGTAAAAGTCCAAGTTTGCGTGTTTGTATCTGCCAGCCCAATGTTCTCAGACATAGTTGCACTAAATACCGCATTAGATAATGAGGCAAATGGTACTTGAGCAAATGCAGATATTCCGAACATTAGGTTGTTGTGTCGGCTTGTTCAGGTTCGTTGCCTTCGGATAGCCAAACGAGATAGGCTTGGTAGTCTGTGTTGGCGGGGTCAAATGGGATGAAAGCGCCATCTGATAAACGAATAACCCAATTATCTTTATATAATTTATACATTTATAACTCCGACGTTAATGTGGCTGATGCTTGAGAAATAAATCCACCAAGTCCAGCCCCTGTACTAGAATGCAAAATTGTCTGAAAATCATTAGCAATTATATTTGCGCTAGTAGTATTAGCGTTTGAAGATGCTGTTATTACAACTGTTGGTGTTGCTCTCATAGCAGGAATTGTTGTTCTATATGCATTTGTAATTCCAATTCCAGTATATCCAGCAAGATACATTTGCTGAGTTTGATAATACCTGTAGCACAGCGCCAACTCAGTACCATAAGGTCTATAGTCAAAGCTAGTAGCAGTAGAGCCTTTTTCTATTTGAACAAAAGCAAATTGAAATACGCCTGATGTTAAAGTTGGACTATTTGCAAATACAATTAATTGCAATCCATTAGCTACTCCTAAAGGTAATGAACTTACTGTAAATGAAACATAAGTCCAAGTGGCATTTGGAATTGATGTTGTATTGGCAGTTCCAATGGGAGTAATACTGGAAAAATTATCTGCACTATTTGCATAAGATAAATTTGTTTGTAAGCTAAAAGTGCCACCTGTTGTTTGATAACACCAAAAACTTACAGATACATTTTGCCCTACTAAATCATAAGAATTTTTAGCTTCAATCTTTTGATTAAAGTTTTGTCCAGTATTTCCTGCTGCTCCTGCAATTTGAAGCACATTTACAACAACTCCATTAAGAGTAGCTGTAGTTTGTGAAGCAGTTATTCCTGTTCCAATATAATTAAAATACCATCTATCTAAACAACTATATCCACCAACATTAGATGATGCATTCCTTTGGTCAATCACCATAGCACCATTGATGATGCGGTTTTTGAAGGCTGTTACGGGTACAGAATATTCTGCTGTGGTTGCCCCACCATAAGTAGGTGAGGTGATGCCAAGACTGCCGTCTAAAGTTATAGCCATTATATTGCTCCTACTTTTAATTTAAGTGCGTCTAGTTCAGCTGATAGCTCTTTTACAGCATTGATAAGATACCAAGTTAGATTATCAGTTTGAACTGAAAGAACACCTGTTGATTCAGTCTTTACGCACTCAGGAAGTATAAGTTGTAGTTCTTGAGCAATAGCACCTAACTGAACACCCTTAATATCAATAGCTGAATGAGCTTCTAGTTCTGTTACTTCTTCTGCTGTACGATATTCAAAGTTACGTACTTGAATAGCATTAATAACATTTAATCCTGTTGTATTATCTACAATGTTCTTTTTAAGTCGTTGGTCTGAAGTAATAGCCCATAATGTTGAGTTATTACCTTGATATACAGAACCATAGCCACCAGAATAAGTAGCAATTTGAGTTGTATTAGTTCCTTTACCCACTGCACCTACACCAATAACAATACTATTATTATCACCAACAGCACCAGCTACTGTACTATACCCAATAAAAATATTAGAACCACCAGTTGTTGTTGTATTACCAGCATTAAATCCTACTGCGGTATTATTAGAAGCTGTGGTGTTTGAATTTAACGCCCCATTTCCAACGGCTGTATTAGAACTACCTGTTGTATTTGATTGTAAAGTTGTTGTGCCTAAAGCATGATTATTACTACCAGATGTATTAGAATTTAATGCATAATATCCTAAAGCAACATTATAAGCCCCACTAGAATTACTTGAAAAAGCAGCAGCACCAAAAACTGTATTTGCAGTACCAGCTCCCTGCCCAACTGTTAGACCATGTATGTTGGCATCTGCTGCTGCTAATGATGTGTTGGTGGTTACCGTCCCCGTTGCGGTTGGCAAGGTTAATACTGTACTCCCTGCTACTGCTGGCGCACTTAATGTGACACTTCCGCTGGTATCGCCAGCTACGACTATGCTTGACATTATTTAGCCTCCTAGAGCTTCTATCTTTGCGGTTAAGGCTTGTAGCTCTGCCATTAGCTCTGCTGCTGTTGGTTGAACTGGCTCTTGTGGAACTATAGGCTGTGGATTATTAATAGAATTCAAATGAAATTCAACTAATCCTTCAATTTCAGATTCATCGTTAGCAACTACTACATTAAAAATAATATTTTCATTGTTGTTTGTAGTTTCAATTTGGTACATATTATTACCAACAAATGTTGATGTATAATTTATCATTATGCTGTACCCCTTGTTCTTACGCAGAAGAATGCGACTGTATTTGCTGAACCTGTATTATTAGTCCAGCGATAACCAGCTATCCCAGAAAAATAAGTCATTGTTCCTGTAACGCCATTTACATTTGATACCGCTGAAGTACTACCGCCACTTACAAGCCAAATAGCTATATTAGCTGAAGTAGCACTATTTACAATTATCATTCCTGACATATTAGGAAAATCTATAGTTCCACCATTTGCAACAGATGATGTATTTGCTGTTACATCAATTGTATAAGAACCTGCTGCTGCAACTTGAGCAATCGCGCCATTAACAGTTAATTTTCCATACGAACCTGGATTTGTACTTCCAATACCAACGTTGCCACTAGAGTCAATACGCATACGTTCTGTACCATTATCTATAGCAAAGGCAGCTCCATTATTAGCAGTTGAACCTGATGATAAATTCCAACTTGCCCCGCTAGAATATAATCCTAAAGATACTTTACCTGATGCAGAAGAATTTTGGTTATCTATTACAAGTCTAACTGTATCTGCTTGTGCTTTTTGTACTGTTAATTTATCTTGAGTTGCTGAATAAGGTGATGTTGCTCCAATCCCCACATTACCACTAGAGTCAATACGCATACGTTCTGAGCCGTTTGATATAAACTGAATTGGGTTAGCACTATCAGTGCCAAGTGCAACAGTTTTATTTCCGTAATACCATGATGTACTTCCGCCAACTCCTGAAAAACTATAAGTAGTTCCTGTTGTATTGATTGCTGCAACTGTACTGCTTTGTGTATTAGTATTTCCTATTTCAATAGAACTACTAGCAGCGGAAGCACCAGAAATTTCTAATTTTCTAGCAGGACTAGCAGTACCAATCCCCACATTCTGACTAGCATCTATAGTGACCGCAGTAGTTCCGCCTGTTTGAAGGGCTAAGACTCCACTAGCATCACCTGAAGCATCAATGCCACCAACGCCTGTCGTTTTTGCATTTATCGTAGAAGCCATATTATATTACCGCCCTATTTTGTTTACAGTTATCCATATGATGCCTAATCATCGCATTTCCTTTACCTACCTTACTGCAATGTGGGCAAGTTCTTTCTATAGATAAATGCGCTTTATGCTCATCTGAAAACTTTTTACCTAACCAATGCCTAGCTTTAGCTCTGTCTTTAAAGTTAAGTTTAACTTCGTCTGTATGCTTTTTACCAAACATTCCATTATTTTCACCTGCGTTTGCTTGCCCAATTTTCTTTTTAGTTTCTTCTGATGTAACAAAAGTTCTACCTAAATTAGCTGCAATTATTTTTGCTATAGCTTCAGTTGAATGTGTTTTTCCATAAAATGAATTATTTTCACCTCTATTAGCATCACTAATTTTTTGTTTAGTTTCTACTGATGCTTTTTTTCCTATATTAGCATCTCGTAATTTTTGTTTTGTTGATTCAGATACCTCACCTTTATCAGAACCCCCATGCTCAATATTATATCCATTAGGAGCAATAGAGTTAAAAGTTGCTATCCAAAACTTTTCTAAATAATTTAATGTGTTTCTATTTAATATATTTGAACACAATCTTTCATATGTAAATTTATCTTTACCATGTTTATTATAAGCATCTTGTAATGCCAGTCCATGACCAAATTTATTTTTATAAACTATAGTCTGGCCTATATAGTGTTTGTTATTTACAGTATTAGCTACTAAATATATATGTGCATTCATCATAATATTAACCAACGGCTTCCACTAGGAATCGTAACTACTGCACCGCCTGCGATTGTCATTGGGCCTGTTGCTGTTGCGTTATAACCCGTAGGAATAGTAAAGCTTGTTGATACTGTTGCATTATTTACCACTAAGCCGTTTGATGCGACTATTTCTGGAGCTGTTAATGCCCCTGTAGTTGGGACAAATGTGTACTTAGTACTTGTAACTTTAACGCCTGTTATAGAACCTGTAGTAGCGCTTGTAAATGTTGGGTATAGTGCTGTAGCCGTTGTAGTATCATCTGTAACTGTAACACTGCCAGCGGGTAACGCTGTAGATTGCCAAGTAGTGCCATTGGATGTTAATACATTACCTGATGTTGATGGAGCTACTACTTGTAAGGCTGATATCCCGTTACCTAGTAAAACATTGTTTGCTGCTAATGTTGTTGACGCTGTACCACCTGCTGCAATGGGTAAAGTTCCTGCGGCTAAAGCTCCTGCACTGGTTGAGTATAATGCATTGTTAGCAGCTGTAAAAGTAGTTAGCCCAGTACCGCCATAAGCTGAAGTAATCGTACCACCATTCCAAGTACCACCAGAAACTACAGTAGTAGCTAAGTTTAGTGTATTAGTACCCCAATCAACTGCTGAAGGAACCTGACTATATGGAACCCATGTACCTGCTACTGTACCATTATCAATTAATACCCACTGATTAACACCCCCAGAAGGAATTGTATCTAGTGTTGTAGAAGCAGAATCAATAACTGTAGCTGTAAGTGATGAGTCATTATCTATAGTAAATATAAACCCGTTTTGAAGCGTAGTCGCATTAGGTAGCTTAACTGTTTGAGCCGCTGTTCCACTAATCCGTTGGTATTGAGCAGAAGCTACAGTTAGTGTTAATGTAGTGGCTGAAGAAACAGTACTTGCATACCCCACAAAAAAGTTATTAGCTGTTATATTTTGATTAGCATCACGGAGTACATTAGAGTTTGCTCCTGTTGATACTGTTACCCCTGTACCACCATATAATGTAGCTATTGTTGAAGCCTGCCAAGTACCTGATGCTACTATGCCTAACGGGCTTACATTGCCACTTGCATCTAACCACACACCTTTTTCTGAAGGATAGGTTACAAAGACATTGACTGCACCTGAGAAGGTTACAGCACTACCCGCATTGCTTGAGGCTAATATAGTTGTTCTAGTTAAAGTTGGTCCAGTTGTTGAATACGTGCCAAGACCCGCTTCCCAATTTCCAGAAACATCTGTACCTGCGTAATAGGTTGTATTTCCGTTGCCAATACCAGCAAAAGATTGAAAGCCTGTAACTGAACCGCTTAAGGTAAAACTAACTGTGGTGTTAGCCGTACCTGTTTGCTGTACCCTATCTAGAAGAACTAGAGCCATTATGCATTACCCCAAGATTCTTTAGCCCAAGTATAGCCCTTATGGGATTTACGTTGACCATTAATGCACTTTATAATATTTGCGTGTTGGAACCCTGCTTCTTTCATAGCTTTTTCACCTATAATTCTGACTACTTCTTTGGTTTCAACTTGAGTACCAACCCAAATCCATGCACGATTAGTGGTATTTCCAGCTCCATATGTATTACCTTTAAACAAAATACTTGCAGTTGCTTTTTGTTTTGCTGAGGTTGGTTTACCTTTATTAACTAACCCACACTTTACTTTTGTTTCTGTGGTATGTTTACGCCCAATATTCCACCATGCGGATTTACCTATTCGTGCTTGGCTATTCTTTTGTATATGTTCTGCAGAATGCTTATATCCTGATGTACCTTCACCGCCACTGGTTAAATTGCATAGCTCTAAACCTTGCTCACGATATTCTTTTATTAAAGCTATCTCATGTTCAAAAGCTTCTTGCTCTGTACCCCATTCCGCTAAAATTTTAACTTCCGGTTTACCATATTTTGCTACTACTTTACACCAATAATTATTTCTACCTAGCATTTGATGTGCTCTACGAACACTACTCCCCTTACCTATATAAAATAAGCGTCCTTCAGGGGTATAGTGAGCGTAGGTGCAGAACATTAAAGTTCTTTAAAATCAAGAAGTTGCGGTGGTTGTATAAGAAACAGCCACGGTGTCTCCGACTGTCGTGATTTTAGGTGTTGCAAACGCACCAGCACTATATAAAGTACCTGCTGTACTAGACTGAGTACTTACTGCACCTGAACCTGTTACTAAGAAACAACCAGCGACTGTACCACCAGCACCTGTAATAGTGTATGTGATTGAAGCAGCTGCAGAACTAGTAATGTTAGCTGGAGATAAACCTGATGATGTAGCTGAGGCAAATACTGCTGTACCACGAACTGCTGAACCGCCAACTGTGTAGTTAGTAAACTCTGTCCAACCAGCGTGAGATGCCATTGTATCTGCAGCTAGGAAAGTTGGGCTTGAGTTAATAAGACCTAAAAATGGACCTACAACTGTGTAAGATGACCCTTTTAATAGTGTATCGAGTAGTAACTGTTTACCGATTGAGTTCACTAAGTTAGGGAATGATTCTTCCCATTTTAAGTTACCTTGTGCATCGTTACATGTAACATTGTAATAACCTGCAATGCCTACTGTTTCATTATCGGCTGCGTTTGTGTCCCAAATTGCAACAGCGTTATCGCCAAAGCCTTGTACTTCAATTTCTGTTGTCATAATAAATTCCTTAAGATATTCTAATTACTGCTGATGTTGATGTTGCTGTTGGGAAAGTAACCGTAAATGTAGTTGTTGCTGTTTTATCTGAGCCAAAGTTAAGTACCGCTACCGCAGCTCCTGTTGTGCCATTGTATATTAAAGCACCCCTACAAGTAAAATTAGCAGGAGTCCAAGTCACATTAGCAAATGATAAGTATGCTGTACCATCACTACTTACTGGGACTGTTGGGTATAAAAGTTCACCGCCTGCTGTATAGCCTGTACCTGTAATCTCACCGTCTGTAGTATAAAGCAATGTATCAGCGCCTAGATTAGCTACTGCTGTGTATAGCGCAATGCGATATACGTAAGGGGAACCAGTGTTAAAATTCTCTAATCCCTTTAGCAGATTAGTCTTAAACTCTGTTGTCTGTCCTTGTACTATTGCCATTATGGATTAACCTTAATCGAAGCTTGCCCCACGCGATAAGCATCGTTACGTTCAAGTCCAGTACCCAATCTGTTAAGTTGTGACATAGCTTCTTCATACATTTTTTGGTAATAAGCTACCATATCCTGCTCACCCTTCATAAAGATGACAGCTTCACGCATAGCCCCGTAGAACAGAACTGGGTCGTAGTTATCGCCAAGCCAGCTAGTGCCTGCGGCATTATCAACTGTACCTACTTGAACTGAGAAACTAGCACCTGAACCACCTAGATATGCATTACTTGTAGTAAGCGTATCACCAACAACATATAGCGAACCGCCAGCGTTAAGTGTAACAGTTTGAACTGCACCCGCTAATACTACTATAGTTGCTGTAGCACTTGAGCCTGAACCCCCACTAAGTGGGACATTGAAGTAAGTGCCATCTGTATAGCCTGTACCAGCGATAATATTCGCAAATGCTGTAATAACACCCTGAACTATTGATACTGGATAGTAGAAGTAATGTAATTCCACGCCATATGCTGTATCAGGTGTAGGAGCAAGAATTAATGAAAGAGATTCAATATTAGTTAGTTGTGAGCCGAACAGTGCGTAATACTTAGGTATTCCTGTAACATTTGGATTTGGGTATGACTCACGCATGAAGTTTACATCTTTGTTTAATAGATATGAGTAAGTTCCGTCAGCACCAATAACTGCTACAGAATAATTAGCCAACCAATCATCAGGGAGCGAAACGTATTTATTACCAACAGTCATTGCACCTGTTACGTTTTTACGCAATGCAGGGATTTGAACTGAGTTATAAACCCGTCTTTCTGTTTCTTGAATGAACGTAGGAATACTAGCTACAAACAAAGACTCTGTGTTCTCTGCGTAGTTTTGTATTGCTTGGCTTAACTCAATGTAGTTCATTAGGCCATAGGTCCACGAGCTTTAGTGCCTTTAGTAGCACAGCCATTACCACGAGTAACAATACCCTCTTTTTCCACAGTTTCTTTTTTACCACCAATACTTACGTTCATAGCCTCTGTTTCAGGACCTACATCAATTGCTGCACGAGTATTAGGGTCTACATTTCTATTATCTTGAGTAGCCATAATTAACCACCTTTTTTCTGATTAGCTGCGCGAGCTAAGTTACGACCTACTTGTTTCATTGCAATTGAAGTAACGCCTGATGCACCTTTACTATCTTTACCGCCTTCAATACCAATGTTAGGACCTGTATCGCCTAAGTTTTTACCCTTAGTCTTACCTTTTGAAACTACGCCATCTGCTGCTTTTGTGAATGCCATTTTACTACTCCTTAAGTTGTGCTTATTGTAACAGTTCCTACTTGACCTTGCGACATTAAATCGTTAGGGGTTAATGCAATATCAAAGTTTCTAGAACCACCTACAGGATTCCAAGACCATTGAAATACTCTACTTCCGCCTTGTGGTTCACCATCTACACCTATACCCGATACTGCATAACTCACATCTGGTCTTGGGTTTCTAACCGCTTGAGGGTCAGAAACGGGGTACATACCAAGTTGTAATTGCGGTTGGTCTGGTTCCCAGCATTCGGGGCATACCATTATATTAACCTGTTTAGTCTTAATAGTCAGCTTACGTAGCTGAGTTAGCTTATATCGTTGACCACATCGGTCACACTCTGCAATCGAGTTCTTAGCTGATGCAAACTTAGAAGCCATTATACTATCTCAAATCTATTGTTTTTTGCGCTATTCATAGTTGCAGGTATCACTTGTAAATTGCTTATTGTATGTAACCCACTAACTAACTTGCCTTGAAGTGGTACTATATGGTCTACACTCCATGTTATATTAGTCATTTTAGTACGTAATTTAGCCAATGCATATACTTCTTTAATCAACCATAGTTCTTCAGAATCAACCCATGCTGGGGTTCTATTTAGTTTAGAAACTTTGCGTAATGTTGATAGCGCATTTACAATGTGTTGGTTAGCTTTACGCCATTTAGCCCTTGCTGCCCTATGTTTTTCAGGATTCTCGGCGGCATAACATTTATCTCTTTGGATAACATAGTCTTTATTAGCTAATTTCCACGCTTTCTTTTGCTCTGATACATGCTCTTTATTCTTTGCCCTATACTCGGCATTGTAGTTGCTTACGCAGGTTTTACATGTGTTTCCTCTTATAGGAAATTCTACATTTTCTCTAGTCGCATTGCACTTTATGCATGGTTGTGGTACTGAAACTATTTTAGGCATTTCCGCTTTTTCTGCTTGTAACCGTAACCTACGCTTTTTACTCTGCTCAATATATACAGATTTATTATTTAAGTATCGCTTATGTGCGTACTCTTTTCTAGCTTTAATATCTTTTATTGGCATTTGGTTTACCTAGTATAGCTCATATTCCTTGGTACCCATCTTATAGAACTTTTATCCCTATCTTCATCAGCCGCTAATTGGAACTGTTGTTCGTAGTCTGCTTTAAGCCCCATCACACGATTAGGGTCAGTACCTTGAATCTTAATGCTTAGATAATAAGCTAAGCCTGCAACCATCGCTGGGAGGAAGCGGAACGGAATGTCTTGTGTATTAACACCATCACCTGCGTCTTGAATACGACGTAAACGCCAGTAGACAAACACATATTGATTGTCTGGTGCATTAGGAGTAGGCCAGATGTTGATGGTCGGAGCATTCACTCCAGTAGGTGTTGTAGCACCAGACTGCCGATTAATCCATACTTGGATAGGACGACCTTGAGTTAGTTTGTTCGGTATTGTTGAGTATGTAGACTCTGAAATTCTATTGATGTTAATATCAATTTGGTTTGATGTTGCCTGATTAGTACGGATTACTTGGTCTAACAGGTCAATGGTATCAACAGGCAGTGTGTATACCCCAACGCCCGTCGTCAATGGAATCTGACCTTGCTCAATAGTCCATAAGTTAATGCCACGGTTAGCCCACTCAATAGTAAGTAAGTTAAGGCTTCTACGGGCTGTACGCAAGTCATACCCTGTACGCAGCTCAGAACCCGCACGTTCAAATGCTTCTTCAACGAGGTCATTTAAATCTAAGTTAAACGTTGCGGTTCCGGTTGTTGTCATTACTTATCCCATTCAAACAGTAGCTCGACTATGAGCAAATCAACAATCAGGAAGTTATAGTTGTCATCATCTGATAACTCTATCCCAATCATTACGCCTGAAATAAACCCTGCGTAACACCTGATTAATGACTTCATTTACGTTGCATCTTACTAGGCAGGTTGATTTTCCCACCTTTTTTGTACATCTCTACATCATTCGGATTATCCTTACGAACAATCTTCTTACCCTTCGGCATCTTTGAAGGCAGTATGTCACCCATGCCGCGTGACGCTATCATACAAAGCGACCTTTGGTTTTACCACGAATTTCAATACCGCCGCCACGAGCCATCTTAGTACAACCACCTTTTTTCATAGTGCGTGGAGCGCCTGTTGCTGCTTTGTTGTTGCGATTAGTCTGCATTTGGTCTAAGATTTCGCTTTGTGCGGCATCGCTAGGTGCAGGCATTGGTGCTTCAGGTTTCTTAGGAGCAATAATAATTGCTACGCCTTTTGGTTTTTTATCTTCTGCCATTTTAAATAATCCTTCCTTTAGTTTTACCACGAATTTCAATACCACCACCACGAGCGAATTTCTTAGCTTTAGGTTCTTTAGATTCTACTGAAGCGTATTGTTTTGGCGACATAGCACCTGTTTTAATCTCTTTAGCTAATAGGGCTGGGTTTTCTTCATCTTTATTACCCTCAGACTTTTCGCCTTTAACAAAGCCAGCAGGTGATATTTTACCTGACTTTAACGACTTAGCTTCTTTAAGTTCTTCACCGTAAGTTTCCTTACCTTTGAACAATGCCATACCGCCTCCTTTAAACTTCTTGCCTTTATCTGCTGCAGCGAAATCTTTACCTACTGACTGCTTAATACCAACTTTCTTAGCGAAGGCTGGTGAATGAGCTACTGCTTCCATAAGGTTATGTTGTTTTTTAGATACACTTGGCATTATAAGTACCTACCTTTAGTTTTCCCTTTAGATTCAATCCCATGTCCACGAACTATTGGCGCTTTAATTACTCCGCCTTTTTTATGCCCGCTTTTCCATACACTACCATTAGGTCCCATATTAGGTGAGCTTGATGTATCTTGGCTTGTTGAAGAATCATCAATAGATGGAGGTGAACTTAATATTGCTTTCCAAGCATCGATATCTTCTTTGGCAAAGTCTTTTGCACTTTGAACTTTATTGGATATCCAATCTTCACCTTTTTCTACTAATGACTTATCTTCTTTAGTCATTTTATTTTCCTACATGCTCAAGAAGCCAAGCAATTCCACCACCAATAAGAGCAGCAGCACTACCCACAGCGATAAGCATACGCCAACCTCCGTGAGCAGCAGACAAAGTTTCATTGATTTTGGCAAGTGTATCTTTAATTTCGCCCATATCTTTAAGCATTTTATCCATATCGTTTTGCAAATGTTTAATTTCATTAGCGTGGGTAGCTAACTCACGGGCTGTTTCTAATTGGTCAGGTGCGCTCATATATTATCCGTAGCAGACTGTGGCTGAAGATATGTTAGTAAAGACCGCATACAAACCTGTGTATGCTAATATTCCTTCACCGGGAACAATAAGTTGGAATGGCTGAACACCAGTTAATGTTTTTGTTTGCCATACTATAGGACCAGTAGTATCGGTACCATCATAAATAACTATAGAGCCAGCTGTACCATTAGGTAAGAATATAAGATTTTTCAATCTACAGCGACCAGTCACAAATTGACCTGTTGCAGCTAAATAAGCGCTTTTTACATCATATTGCATTGTCATAATTAATCTCCTTTGTTAGTTAAGGGCCGAAGCCCCTAAGATTAATTAGTTTTGGAATGTAGTTTGGTTTTGTGAACCGTCAGAACCACGAACCACATAAGTGATAACAACAGTAACAGCACCAGTAACTGAAGTACCAGTAGATGTAAATGAAACTAATGCATCTGGAGTGCCTACGTTAGCTGCAACTGGAGTAAATGTAGCACTATTAGTAACAACAACAGTATTCGCAGTTGTAATAGTTGAGGCTGTATTTACATCAACACCAGCGATTGTTACTTTTAAAGTAGTTGCTGATGCAAATAATGTTGTAGTTAAGAATTGAACGCCAGTAATTAATGCACCAGCTGGGATAGCATTAAATGCACCTGTGCCTGCAGCAACTTGAGCGGCAGTAAGGTTATATGTTTGGGCTACAGTAGTAGCACCTAGATTGTTGATTGTACCAGCAGTAGCGCCAGTTGTATTTTTAACAGTACCCAATAACCACGGGCCAAGACGAGTAGCGAATGCCATAATATTTTCCTTCATACAAAGTAAAGCCTATTAGTCTTGTATGTGCCCGCCGGGACGGTCTAATAAGCCGGATTTAGTTTCCCGGTTGATATGTGCATTTATACTATGTTATATTCGGTGTGTCAACTAATATTATGGATTGAATTATGCCCTTTAAAGATATTGAAAAACGTAAAGCATATCAAAAGCTTAAATCAAAACAATATTATATAGACAATAAAGAACGTGTAAAAGAATCAAGTAGGCTATCAAAGGAACGCGCCAGAAATAACTTTCAAGTATTTAAAACGTCTTTATCCTGTACCAAATGTGGGGAAAATCATCCTGCGACTTTAGACTTCCATCACCTAATTCCCCATCCCGATAACCTAAAGATTAATGTACTCACTAAGGGTGGTGCATATACTAAGGCTATTCAAGAGATTATGGACAAGTGCATTGTACTGTGCGCGAACTGCCATCGTGTTCATCATCATGACGAACGGGCTGAAGCCAAGAAAAAAGGGGCCGAAGCCCCTTAGTATTACCAGCGTTTTTTAAGCGCCTTGTGAACCGTACATACCTAGTGGGTCAGACCAACCGAATGAATAACGCTCACGTGATTTGTAACGTACGTTCCCCGTATCAAAATCTCCGTCCATTGAATTTTGCAACGGAGTACGAACAAAATGCTTCATACCATTAGGAACATCAGTAGTTAAGAACCAACCGTTTGTGTCAGTCAAGAAGTGATTGATTGTGTAACCTTCAGCAACAGAACCGTTGTTTTTCAACGCATTGATGTCATTGTCAGTAGTACCAACACGTAACTCAGTTTCTAACAAGCGAGTTGCAACGAATTGCAATGCTGGTGGAACGATAAGTTTCTTAGGTTTAGCTGCAATCAATAGACCACGCTCATCAGTCCAAGCTGCGATTTGAATAACTGCATTTTCCAATGAAGTTTCGTTCAAGTCAGCTGAGGTTGATGGGATGTTACTATTAACGCCACCATTCACTAAGGTATGAGATGCTGAGAATAACGCTGCACCATCACCACCCGGGTAGTTAGTACTGAAACCGTTGTTTAAAACAGCAGCAGCCTTAACTTGTTTAGTGTATGCCATAGCACGAGCTAAGCCTTTAGTATAACGAGCAGATAAAGAATCATACAAGTTATCTTCAATAGCTTCTTCAGTTAAGCTGAAGCCAAGAGCAATAGTTTCGTGGTTGTAGCGAGCAGTCCATGCTTCTTGTGCATTGTCATAAGCGATGGCAGAACCTTCGTTTTTAACAGGAGCAGCTGAGAAGCCAGACAATTTTGTTTCTTCTTCGAAAGAACGTTCTGATGATTCAGTTTCGTAAATCTCAGTATGCTCTTGACCGTAGCGAGCATATTCTAGACCGAACAAAGCGTTCAATCCCGGTAATAGTTCTTTTAATAGTTGTGAACGTGAAATAGCCATGATTTAATCTCCTTAAGCTACAGCTAACGCAGTTGCGTTATTGTATTGATGAATACCAAAGTTGATTTTAACAATCACTTCACTGTATGTAGTACCTGATGGTGCTGTCGCTGGAACAACATCAATCACGCGAACTGGGAAGGTTGCAGTTAAAGCAGGTGAAGTACTCAATACAGAGTAGCTTGAATTACCTGAAGTAGTTGAACCAGCAGTTGCTAAGATTGACATGTTAGTGCCGATAGCAGCAGAAGTTACTGTAGCCATTGTAGTACCTGAAGAACAAACTGCTACTTGGAACAATGTATCAGGGTCATCACAAACGATAGCCCAAATTTTAGTACCTGTAGCAATAGCTTGACTTGCTGGGTAATACTGTTGTTGTTGAACTTGACCTGTTGAAGCATTAGTGAAACTTACACCTAAAAACACGCCACAAGGGGTATTAGCCGTTGTACCTGTATCTTTTTGGATAGTGCCACCGATAACGCGTTTAACGAAATCACCGTAGAAAATATTTGTGTTGTACCCTGATGCAATTTCCATCAAACGAGTAGAACCCGCGAACACTTGACCGCCGATTAAATTAATCGGTTTTAGGCCATATGGCGCTGAAACTGTTGGATAAGCCATTTAAGACTCCTTATTTATAAATTATGAACCTTTACCAAAGCTACTTGAAGATTTCCGCTCATTAAAGATTGGCATCCTTGGGTCGCTTTGACGCATTAAATTATTATCTACAGCTTCCGTTTGAGATTGAGTTAAGTTAGCATAATGTGCATTACGTTGGTCAACAAATTCTGTTGGGGTTTTGCATAGTAATAATCCACCGATTTCAATGTTGTCTTTAAAACGACTAGTTGGGTCGATTAGCAATTGGAATTTTGGTTGTTCTTCTACTTTAACAGGTTCCCATCCTTCTCTAAGCTTTGCAGAGAGATTACGTGGGTCCACGGTATTTAAAGTTGATATCCGAATCCATCTGTACGAGTAACCAGCTTGCTTATCCGGTTCAGGGAGAAGCTCAGGAGCTTGCCATTGCTTAGGGCGCTCATCAGCGTTACGAGTTTGTATTTCACGAGGTGTTCTATTTTCAGCCATTTTTAAGACTCCAATTTAGATTGTGCAGCAGCATATTGTTCATTTGACAAACCTAGCTTTTTAGCTATGGCTTGTGCCGATTTAGTGAGTAAGACTTTTTTAGTCCCCGCACTACGTCTAGCGGATGCAACTACTGTGCTTGGTTTAGTTGTACGTTGTGGTTTATCGCCATCATCGTTTTGTATTTCTGTACCTTCAAATTCATCGGGGAAGCGATTTTTTACTTCCTTAGATATTACTTTGTAGTATGCATCTGTACCTATATAAGATTCACCAAACTGATTGGCTAACTTACCGTGTACTTTTTTAGCGTATTCTTTCAAATATGCGCGGTCATTGTCTGCATACCATTCATTATCGGATAACCATTCAGCGAGTTTTGGCTCCATCTGAACAGGTTTCTGTACTGGATAGTGTATTTGTACATCATTTTCATCTATTTGTACAGTAGGTTTGAAATTTTTTGCTTTATCTACCTTAAATGATGCGCTAAGCATTTCTTCTTGCGCTTCCAACAATCTATCGGAATCACCTGAATCATACGCTTCTTTATAGTTACGTCTAGCTTTTTGTAGTTCTAAATCAGCGGAAGTTTGATATGTAGTTATTAATTCTTTTTCGCCTGATTGCAACATCGTTTTTAAACGCTTGTTATCGTCAAGGATTCGTTGTGCCATTCCTAATGCTTCTTGCTGCTCTCGCAAAGCTGACTCTTTAGCACGACGTTCATCATGCCAAGCTTTTTTGTATTGCTTAAACTTAGTCTTTACGTTTTTAGAATAGTCAGCTGATTCATCTGCGTCTTCTAATTCACTTGTAATTTCTTCTGTTAAGGGTGCGATATTCCTATCATCTTCTGGAGTATCGTCGACAATCTCAACATCTAGTTCATCGCCATCGAATTCAATATCGACTTCTTTGTTATCGATTTCATCCGGAAATTTATATTCATCTTCATTTCTTGGGTTAGCCATTCTATGTTTCCTTTATTTGCGACGAATACCACGAGGTTCTGCTACTACTGCCTCTACGGTATCATCATTAATTAAACGGAATTCTTTACCGTGAATTACCAATCTGCTTCCTGAATTCGGACGAACTAAAATAAAGTCGCCTTCCTTGCACCATGCACCTGATGGAAATTTCTTTTCATCGTTATATGCGTCTGGTCCCAACGAAACAACAAATAATACTGTTGTTAGCGCTTCTTCCATTTTCATTGTTGTGTCAGCTTTTGCTAATCCACTTTCGTATTCTTTCTCCATTTCAGGAATAGCACAAAGGATGTGATAGCCTGTTGGGGTAGGAATTTGTGATGCCTTTTCTTTGTCGCCTTCTTCTGCTTCTATTGAAGCATCTTGTCTAGCCTTTGTTGCCAACCCTGTGAGGTCGATAGCTTGGGCTAAGTTTAGGTTACTCATCCGAGTTCTCCATTCGTTGTTTGAGGTCTGCAATAATTCCACATGCGGCTTCGAGTCCTCGTAGCTGACCACATATGTATCTATATTCTTCTATCGTAGGGCAATTACCGCGTAGTATTGCTTCGGAAAGCATTTCCATACGGTCTTTAAACTCCGATAAAAGAAATTCAAGATTTCTGTCCATTATTCACCTTTCTGTGATTTTGGTTTTGGTTGTACGGATTTCTCCGTTAATTTTTGCTGCAGGTTGTGTTGCATTTCTTGCAGTTTCATTTGATGCTCTTGCTCATTAAATGCCATACCTTGTTGATGCCCTTGGTTATTAGCTGCCGTTCCTTGTTGATGCTCAATATTAGTTTGATGCTTATGTACATCTACTGCTGTTTGGAAGCCCTTCAGACGCTGGTCTGCCTGTAATTTGTCCGTAGTATTTGAATGGTTTATAGCCATTTGCGCTGCAGATATACGTTGTTGTCCTGCTACACGTTGTTGGTCAATTGCAAGCTGTTGTGCTTTGAACTGTGCATCAGATTGGTCTTTAGCCACTTTACGTTGTATATCTTGTTGCTTAAGTTGTAACTCTTGTTGTTGCATTTGAATAATCGGGTCTTGAGCAGTTTGCGCATTTTGTGCTTGCTGCGCTGCTTGCTGATGTTGACCTAACAATTGTTGTGATGCTTTAGCTGCCATTTGTGCAACTTGTGACTCAATTTGTGGAGGCATAACTTCTTGCTCTTGGCTATCATCAGATGGGTCAACGTATGGAGGTAATGAGCCACCCATAGCTGTTTCCATTTGTTTGCGATACTCAAAGCCTAAGTGCTCCATAATATGAGCTGACATTGCAGACTGTAACTGTTGCGCGAGTTGTGGGTTCATGCCTACCAATTGTTGTACATGTGGGTCTTGCATCATTGATTGATGGACTTGCACATGTGATACATGGTCTTGGTATAGGAACGCTTTAACTGGCTTACCCTTAAGAATGTTTTGATTCTCACTGATTGGGTCAGTCGGCAATAAGTCACTAGCCATAGGCACAAGTTTTTGGAAATTCTTAATACCTAAAACTTCCAACATCTGTCTGTGAAGTAGTGGTAAATCATATAGCTGTGGCGCTGTCTGAGCCAGCTGTAAGGCTGCTTGATATTGAACGACCTTCTGTGCCATCGTAGCTGCGTTCGGGTCTGATACAGGCAATACGTACACTTGGTCGTAGTCCTCTTTCTTAGCCCTGCGGTCACCTTGGTCTGGGTCATACTCATATTCGTCAGGAGTAAAGTCACGAATGATATCTTTAAGTAACTTAAACTCTTGTTTCATTGAATAGTGAATACGTGCTTGAATTGCACTCATCATTTTCAATGTGCGCTCTAATACAGCTAGCGTTGTACCTACTGGTGAGTTAGCAGACATATCTGATATTTGCATATCAGCAGCACCAGCAAACTTGCGACCTTCATCCACAATCATGCTTAATAATCCCATAAGCACTTGTGAAGGTTCTTTATATGGCAATGGCATGATGTTATCGCGCATTGTACCTGATGGTACGTCTACGTCTCTAAACTCACCGGGAGCTATCGGTGTATCGTCACCTTTAACACGTAATCCACGAGTTTTAAAACCCCCCGGTAAATTAGCCAAGGTGCCAGCATCAACAAGCTGACGAATGAGAGAAGTGCCAGACTTAGCGAAAGCACCGATAAGATGGATAAGCCCAAAGCAATAAAAACCAAAGCCGGGAATATATCCATAATGGACAAAGTGGTTACGTTTTTGATAAAACTCATCGTCGGGTTTCCAGTTACGGCGAATAGCTAGGATTGTAGCCGTGCCTACTTCAATAGTTACAATGTATGGAAGTGCAATCCCTGTAAGTTCTCCATCATCGTCTTCATGCTCATAGCCTTCTAAGTCTAATTCAACTTGCATCTCTAGGAGTTTAAAACGGTTATCAGTAGAAGCGCGGAAGCCTAACTTCTCAGCTATCTTTTTCTCTACCTCATCTAAGTTATATGTTGGCTCACCTAGCTCAACATCACGATAGAATCCTGCGCTCTGTAGCTTGCGGATATCGTTTTCTGTCTTTCTCATTACATGCGTAATACGTTCGGCTGACTCAAGACTTGATGTACCATATGGCACTACCACATCTTCAGCTGTAACATACATTGACGTTTGGCGATTTAGTGCTGGGTCAAAGTACACTTTCTTGAACGCGTTACCTGCTAGACCTAGACCCCATAACATACGCTCATGCTCAGGGCGGAACTCTTTCATGACATCAGTCAACTGGTAATTCATGTCTTCTTCAACACGAGCTGCCGCTTCTTTCTTGTCTGGTGTAGCTTTACCAATGATTTGTGTACGAACTGGACCTGCTGCTGGAAACGTTTCCATCATTGTCTCAGCTTGGAACTTAACAACAGCCTCGCTTAATAGTGGGTGATACACACCACATGCGCCTTCCCAAGGTTCAGAACGTTCCTCAATCTTTAAACCTAATAGCTCAAGACCATCTACATATGTTTGTATCCAATCCTTACGAGAAGCAACGTCGTCTTCGAAGTCAGCCATTAACTCATATGCTAATGTAACTAGGACACGGTCATCTATCTCCTCAGCTAAGTTAGCTTCGAACTCTGGTGTATCTTCGGTGTTTTCTATACTAAGAATAGGTTTACCATCAACACCAATCTCAACACTCTCTGGGTCCTCAATACTAATCTCTAGTGCGGGTCCTTCTTCCATCTGGTCTAACTGGTCAAGTCCTTGCGGAGCTTGGGATAAACTTTTATCAATTGCCATTGTTATGTCCTTTAATAGTAAGCTGCTTTTTTCTTATATCGATATAGTACGCTGTCTTCTGCTTCATCGTTTGGTAAACGAATAAACCCACCCTGCCTGAATCTTATTAGCGCGAGAGTCGTCGAGTCGACCAAGTCATCGTGTTCGCCATTTGGAAAGTCATTACATTCATCAATAACTTCCTTAGCCCAACGTCTATCTGGTGCCCATACAATTCCAGAAGAAAACAAATCTGTCACTGCATTAACCCGACTAATCTTATCTTGCCCTTTGCCCGGAGTAAATTCTCCCGCGGGAATACCCATCCTTCGAAGCTCCTGATATAAAGCAGCGCCGTTAGATTTTTTCTCTACCATAAATGAGTCTGGCTGCCATTCCTTATATTCCTCAAGGACCATAGCCTTAAGTTCCGGGAATTCCATACGCTTTTTAATAGAATTTAGCAATATTATATTATAGTTATTGGTTTCTTCGTTAAAGAAAACGCCCCAAGTTGTTAATGCGTTAAAGTCTGAACGATTTGTAGCCTCTTGTGCCGCATCTAGCGACATAATTGTAAACTCACACTGTGGCGGACGGTCTTTATCCCATATCTGCCACCATGCTTTCTTAATTAGTGCCCCACCTTCTGATGTCGGTGACTGCATATACTGCGCATTCCATAAATGCGGGCTAATTGTGTTTTGTATCTTCTTTAATTCAGGTAATGTCCAAAACTCAGGCCACATTGACTCCTCATGGTCGGTACCTTCGCCAATAATAGCAGGAAACTCTATGTATTCCCACTGGTCAGCGTCTGGATTCTTCTCTGCGTAGTCTAATAACTTCCCAATCAAGTCTTTCTTTGACCAGCGCGTGTGAACCACGATGATTCCACCACCCGGTTGTAGTCGTTGACGTGGACCTGACTGATACCATTCCCAAGCCTTGTCAAAAACATCTAGATTACCATTAATAATATCCTGCTCGTTATGAGGGTCATCAATAATAAATATATCGGCACCCATACCAGCGGCACCCGCACCAACACCCAGAGCATTATATACTCCTCCCTTGTTAGTTCCCCAACGACCTGCCGCTTTACTATCTGTCTGTAGGGTAACATCCCTGAAAATCCCTTTGTATACATCTGAGTCAATTAAGTTACGGACTTTACGCCCGAAGTTCACCGCAAGCTCTGCAGTGTGTGATGCCTGCATGATTTTCTTCTCTGGATAGTTACCCAAGAACCATGCTGGTAGTAAATATGATGCGAATTCTGATTTTGTATGGCGTGGTGGCAGTGAAATAGCTAATCTTTTGATTTCCCCTCGTGCAACTGCCTCAAATTTCTCCGCCATGATGATGTGATGTCTACCCAGTATGCATCCGGGCCACACCTTCTTAACAAAGTCAAGAAAATTCATGTGAGCTGTGTCGTTTTGCTGCCTTGCCAGTAACTCCGTTAGCAATTCCAAGACTTTGGGGCGTTTAGCTTCTGGAATCTTGTGCAGATTCGCCTTTATGTCAAGTAATTGCTCATGCGTTAGGTTCATTTAGATATTTATTTCAATATCTTTGATTGCTTGTGCATTAGCAGGTGGGACTTCGTACATTTTTGACGTTGGATTTAGTAAAAGGGTCAGCGTTTTCTCCAACTCCTCCTCAATTTCTGATGTGGTGCGGTGTGTTATGGTGATTTCTTGACGTTCCGTAAACATTCCTACCTCGGTTACCTTACCCAGCAGCTCTAGAGCCTTCAATCTCTCGCTTGGTTTGGTTGCGGTCATCGACTCATCCATCAGACGGTTCATTATATACCGCCGAACCTGCACTGCTTCTTGCACAACCTCATGGTCATACTCAGTTAGCATCGCCTCAAGGCGTAATATCACATCTGGCTTCTCAGCGTGCGTTGCTAAGTCTGCTTTTTCGGTAAATATCTCGGTGGCGTTGCGTTGGGTTTGCTCATTCTCATCAACTTGCATGCCGTGGTCCATCAATTCCAGTACGGACCTTGCTCGCGCCCTTACTTCTTCACGGTATGTTATGTTCTTTGCGAACAGCACTTCATCTTCGTCGACCCGTTCAATAGGTGGAAGAATAACATCGGGTTCCTCTGGACTATAATCCAGCATTTCATTCATGTTTTGCATCGTTACCATAGGGTTGTAAGCAAATTGTTCCCACATATTACTATATTTTTTTTGAGTATGCCAATTATTTTTGGTATGGGGGGTGTTACATGTAACGTTTTTTTTATATAGGCTGGGAAAAATGCAGGGGGGATAGGGCGATTTTTAAAATTTTACAGAATATTTCGGCGCATATACATACTTAGGGGACCCATTTTTAAAATTTTACAGAATATTTTGTGTGGAATAGGGCGCACTAGCGCCCAGATGGGACCCGTTCAAAAATGTGGGGGTGGGGGTACAAGGGTAGGATAGGGCTAGAAAGGG